AACTGACATGACCGGACTGGGAAAAGCTAAAATCTACGAAGTGCAGACAGTCGTTGCGCAGGTGTGCAGCGTGACGGTGGCTGATTTCAAGAGCGCCACACGTCGGCGGAACGTGTCGATCCCGCGTCAGTACGCGATGTATCTGGCGCGGGAATTGACCGGCCAGAGCTTCCCGCAGATCGGGCGGATGTTTGGCGACCGCCATCACACCACGGTCATGTTCGCGGACACGAAAATTGCGGAGATGGAGGCAGCAGACGAGCGCATTGCGGCGGCGCTGAACGAATGCCGAGCCCGCATCGCCGCTTTGGTTTCCGAGCGCATCGGCAAGATGGTGACGGTGCAGGGCGCGTCATCGGATTGGATTCCGCCGCCGCCAGCGCGCACTGGCTGGCTGATCTCCAAGCCCTCCACGGTGATTGCATCGATCGACGGGGCCGCTTGGCTCGCGTGTGCAGCATGACCGCCTGGACCCTCGCAGACATCGAAGCCCGCCCTAACATCAAGCTCTCAACGCCAGTTCGTTTCAAGCCAGCGTCGGACGTGGTGACGGTTCAACTCACCATCCCGCCAAGCGTTAACTCATGCTGGGCCAACGTAGCAGGCAAGGGGCGCGTCCGATCCACGGCCTACCGACGCTGGTCGAAGCTCGCCATGCAGGAGCTTCAGGAGCAGCAGGCGGGCAGGGTAGCGGGCAAGTTCTGCGTCGTCATCACGGCGAAGCGAACGAAGCGCAAGCGCGATATCGACAACCTTGTGAAGCCGATCCTCGACCTTCTCGCAGGCGTTGTCACGGCTGACGATGCGGAGTGCGAGCGCGTCTCTGCGGGCTGGACGGATGAAGGCCCCGAGGGCGTCCGCATCGATGTGCGGAGGGCGCAACCATGAGCAAGCCCCGCCGCAACGAACGCGCTGCATGGATCGCCAAGCGCATTGAAGACGCCTACGCCGCAGCAGCGAGGGGCGATGGCTGGAAGGCGCTGAGCCAAGCTTGGAACGTCACGCAACCGTGCGCGCTCCAGTGGTGTCAGGACCATATCCCGAAGGATGTCTGCGTCCTGATCGGCAAGAACGGCTATGCCGCACGCGAGCCAGCCGTGATCCGGCAAGCCGAGTTCAGCAAGCCACGGTCAGAGCGCCGCGCCTCGACGCCCCGCGCTCCGAACGAGCACTGCCGCAAGATTACCTACCGCGATGGCGATGCCTACGAGTGCGGCAGGCAGACCGAGAACGGCAAGAACTACTGCACCGACCACGCGCGCTACCTGATCACGATGCTGGACCGGCCTGCGCCCGAGAACAAGCGCGCGGCCATTCATCCGTGGGCGGAAGAGGGCGCAGTCAAAGCCAACCGCGCCAAGAAATCAGCTTGAACCCGAGGAACCAGAGATGAGCCTTCGCGAAGAACTGCAAAACCGAGCCGACAAGCTTGACGCCGAACTACTGGCGCTGTCTGGCCGCATCAGGGCGATAGAGCGCGAGAGCGACGACGTGCATACGTGCATCAACGCGCTCGACATTGCGGAGATGGACGCTCAAGACGCCGCGCTGGAGCCCGCTCCTGCTGAGATCGACCCATTCAGCTTGGCGCACGAGGAACACCTCGCGCCTTTTGCTGAGACCAACAACCATAGCTTCTGGGAAGTGCGGTGGGATTTCAGCGCAGGATACTATGACTGCCAGCGTTATGCTGTCGAAGCTGATGCGCTCGCAGCGTTCGACGTGCTCCACACTGCCACATTGCACAAGTTCGACCCCGACATGGGCTATGTTGAACTAGGGCGGAAGTCCAAGCACTCTGTTCCCGCTCCCGCTGAGCCGGAAGCCGAGGAAGCAGACGAGCCCGCAGAGCACATCTCCATCCTGACAGGCGACCCTGCGGTTGAGCCTGAGAGCGGGCTGCACGCAGACCCCGAGCCGACCGAACTCGACGCCCCCGCAAGCATCGTAGACGACCCCGAGCTTCTGGCGGCTGTAGCTCGAGCAGAGGCAACGCTGCAGGAAGCCGAGCCCGCCTACGTCGGCCTGCAAGACCCAGAGCTTGATGCCGAATACGAGGCCATGCGCGAGCGCGAACAGGCTGACCGCAAGCTGCACTTCTCGATCTTTGGCATGAAGCGAGAAGACGCATGACCTTCCGCATTCTCACAGCACTAGCCGCGCTGATCGCAGGCTCGTGCCTCGTCTTCATTGGCGTGGACAACCTCGCTGGCAACGAAATCGCAAGGTTCGCGCTGACGTTCCTCTTCGGCGCAGGCGTCATCTCAGGAGGCATCTACCTGATCGGAGCGGGCGTTGTCCTGCTGACGCATGAGACGTGGATAGCGCGCGCTGTTGAGAGGCTGAAGCAATGAGGCGCGCTCTGATATTCAGTTCGCTATCACTTGCATTCGCGGCGCTGTCGTTTCGGCTGATGAAGCTTGAGACCGTAGACGAAGCAATCGGGGTCGCCTCGGTATTTGCCGTCGCGCTGTTCCTGCTTGCGTGGGCCGCGCACGCAATCAAAGGGCGGAAGGAAGAACGATGATCATCGATTACATCAAATACGGCGTCATCGCCCTCTTGGTGGTTGTCGCGATCTGCCTCGTCGGCTGGGGCCTCTACAAGATCAACGCGGGCAGGGCGCCATGAGCCTGCTGCTATTCCAACTCAGACTAACAGCAACATGCGCTCTCGCGTTTGGGTGTGGTGCGCAAGTCGCCTTGTGCGATCCGTACTGGGCAGCACTAGCGGCGATAGGAGCACTTTCTTCCGGCGCTCTCATGTCGATCGAGTTCAACCGCTTGATCAGAGGACGTAAGCCATGAGCGAGGCGCAGACCAACATCATTCCGCTCGGCAATGCCACAGCAGGCAATGCCCGCAAAGCGCAGATGGTCGAGCATTTCGCGCGCAAGCTAGATGCGATCCTGGCAACTGACGCGACAGAGCTTTCAGCGGCGTTCGTGGTGTACGGCCACAAGGGCGAAATCGTCAGCCACAACGCAAGCTGGGATATTGCGGATAATACCAAAGTCCCAACGCGCATGATCGTGGGCGATGCTGCCGCTATCCTTGCCCACGAAGCCGCAAAGATGCGGGGGGAAGCGCCAGCATGAGCGACCTTCTTCTAGGCGCGCTGATCCTGCTCGCCATTCTGATGTGCATTCCTTTCATCAAGTTCGTTCTGAGGAGCTAGGCCAATGACTGACCTATCCTGGTATGCTTTGCGCGTCATGAGCCGCTATGAGCCCATGGTGAAGAAACACCTGATCTATCGGGGCCACCAAGCCTATACAAAGCTGGAGCGCCGGTTCGGCAAATGGATCAACGGCAAGCGGACGGACAAGGAATACGTCGCCGCCCCGTCCTATGTGTTCCTCGGCACCACGGGCAACCCATGGGCAGAGGTTCACAACTGCCACATGATACGCTCGGTGGTCGGCTACAACGGCAGGCCGGCACAGCTTCACCCCAAGGGCCTGTCAGACTTTCTCGGCTTCGATGACTTCAACCTGCCGGATTACTTCCGCCATTTCCGCTACATGGAAGCAGCGTTCAAGGTGGGCGATATGGTCAACATCGATAACCCCTCATTTGAGGGTTTTGAGCTTCGGGTGAAAGACATTCAACGCGGTGAGGCGATCTTCTCGCTCGTGATGATGGGGCGCGAGACGGAACTGCGCCTGCCCGTGGATCAGTGCTCCAAAGCGGCTTAGCCACTAGGGGTTGTGTTCGCTTCCGAAGCGAGGCAATAATACGGCAGGGCTGTTTTGTGCTGTTCGGAAACAGCTATCGACCGGGACATGCGCCGATTTCACGGCGAGTAGGTTAGCAACCGAGTGTCCTGCGAGGGCGAGCCGGAATTTTCGGCTCAAGCCTGAATTGCGCTTAAAATCCAACGGCAGGGGGCTGCTTATGGACGCTCTTTTCTCCGTCGTTGCTTTTCTATTCCTGTGCGGCCTAGCCTTCTTCGGCCTAATCCGCAGCCCAACCGTGATGCGCTTCGTGGCGCACCTGGCCGTTACCCCGCAGGCGATAGAGAAGCTGCGCCGGGCCATGGCAGACGCGGCCAATGATTTCGACTTGGGCACAATGTCGCCCGACGACGGCGAGGAACATATCAACCAGCTCTGCCGGCACGCGATCGGCAAGACCTTGGCCGAGATCAACCCGAAGAACCCGATTGAGGTCAACGATCACTGGCCACCGGACCAGAAGGTTACGATTGTCGGGGATATCGCAGTAATCGCGCCCAATATCGGCATCCTGATCATGGGGCCGCACAGCCGGATTGAGCCGCTTACCGTCCGCGTAAAGCGCGCTGGCGTGGTCAAGCTGGATAATCGCCCGCCAATCAAAGCGGTATTCGACGCAATCCATGAGCCGCCGCCAAAGGTAGCGGCCACGGCATCCGCCAAGCCCGTTCCAAGCCGCACTGTCCAACAGCCGGGCGTAAAGCCGGGGGCGGGGAAGCTCCGCGGCAAATAGAAAAACCCCCCGGATTTCTCCGAGGGGCTTCTGTTAGGCTGACTTCTTCCAGCGAAGTTCCGCCAGTTGGCGGGCTGGGTTGATCACGGGTTCAACGATCCGATGATCGCGCAGGGTTCTCGCAAACCCGAAGCTGGCAAACACGTTGACCAGCGAGATGAAGAAGCACGCGGGCCAGAGAGCAATTTCCGGCGCCAGTGCATATTCGGCGTTGAGATGTTCCAGCCCGATATGGTTCAGGCCGGCTTCAATGCCGCAGAAACCGAAGGCAAGAACACCCGCGACAATTGCCGTGAAGTAGTTCTTTGTCTCCCAAGCCTCCTGAACGCGGCCAACGGCCTTGCTCAAGAGGTACACGATGACGGCCATTGCGACCGTCAGGAGCGTGCCGGGAAGCCATCCCTTGGCCCAGAAGCCAAGGGTAGCGGTGACAACTGAAAGTCCAACGAACGCAAGGCAGGCTTGCTGTTCAAACGGACGATCTTCGGTATATTTAGCCATAGCTCAGTCTCCATCTGAGTGAGGGGTGGGGGTCCACGGTTGCTGCCGTGCCCACCCCGTTAAATTTTCAAACATCTACGAAGCAGCGCTTCGATGCATTCAACCTACGCGCGATAGGTAGCCAAAAAAGCGGTAATGCGTGAAATGCATGCCGATATTGATCACATTCGCGTGATAATTGAAGTATTCGCCAAGCATAGGCGCAAGCAAATGTGGACAGTCGCCAAGCTTATTTGCCCGCCGCTAGGTCTAGGCCAAGCAAAGCTGAAGCTTACCAAGAGCTTTCACCGCATAAAGCCGTCCGCCCGCATGTCGATGCTCACGCAGGCCATGAAGCAGATGCGCGCTGAATACGACCGCGCAGAGACCGAACACCGTATTGAGCGCCAGCACGAAGACGCCCGCAACGCAGAGACAATCCAGGCTCGCGCCTAACAACGGACGGTGAAGCGTGGCGCTAAAGTCCATCATCAAGACGCCATTGCAAAGCATGGTTAGATCGTCGGTCGGCGTGCCCCCCACGCTGCTTCAGATCGCCAAGGCTCGGAACAACGGCATTACCCCGCTGCATTTCTTCGACTTCGCTAACAACCGCGCCCTTTTTAACAGCGCGGACGTTGGGGCCATCTCCAGCATTCCGAACCTGACCGGCACGCTCAACCTTGTCGCTGGAGTCGGGCATCGTCTTGCTGGCGCGGCCAACATCCTCAAGATCACCTCGCCAGGCATCAGCTACCCTTGCACAGTTGCAGCAAAGTTCACGCGCACGACGGACACCGGAGGCGGTGAGCAACTGGTATTTGCGTCGGCAGGCGGGACCGCACAGAACGTATCGAACATCAACGTAGGCGTCGCTGACACTGGCCGCGCAGCCATGACGACGGCAAACGTCTCCCAAGGGTCTGCAATTGTTGCGACGGTCATGGCGACCGGGACGCCCTACAAGATGGCGGGCCGGTTTGCAGCGAACGACATGCACGCGGCGGTCAATGGCGTTCTGTCCGCTGCGCCTGTCACAAGCCTGACCCTGCCGACAACGCCCGACGCCATCAACATCGGCGGCACTGTTCTCGGCGCTCAATTCCTCGTTGGCGACATTGAATACGTTTCCATATTCAGCAGCGCTCTCAGTGACGCGCAGCTTCAGACTGTGACCACACCCAGCTAAACAGAATGAGGCATTGATGCCTGCACTAGATGACAACCGCGAAGAGCGGTTAGCGCAAGAGATTGCAAAAGGCGCGTCCCAAGCTGTTGCATATGTCAACGCAGGATATCCCGCTAAAAACAGCAGAGTAGCCGCGAGCGCTGCAAATCGCTTGTTGAAGCAGAAGCCCCTGATCAACGAGCGCATAGGTGAGCTGAAAGCCATAGCCCGCACGCAAATATATGAAGCGGACTTTACGGCTGATGTGGCCGGACTGACCAAGGCCTATCTGCAGGACAGGGCAGACGCGAAGATTGCAGGCCAGCACAGCGCGGCCATCTCAGCATTGAACGGCATCGCCAAGCTGCATGGGCTCGGCTCTGAGACTGTCCGCAATCCCGATATGGCCGACACGCTCAGCAAGTTCCTCGAAGCGGTATCGACGCAGCCCCGCCTCGGCAAATGAGCGATATCAAGAACCTCGCCAATTGGCGCTGGCGGCTAAGCAACCTCTATTCGATCGCCAACGAGAAGGGCCTGATTGTCCCGTTCAAACCGAACGCGGAGCAGGAACGCTTCCTCGATGAGATGCACACGCTTAACCTGATCCTCAAAGCGAGGCAGTTGGGCTTCTCGACGCTCATTCAGATGATGGCGCTGGATACGTGCCTGTTTCACGGGAACACCAACGCGGGCGTCATCGCGCAGGATATCGACACCGCCAAGGATATCTTCCGGCTCAAGTTCAAGGACGTATACGACCGGCTCCCCGAGGGGCTGAGGGCGCGGGTGGTTGCCACTCAGGACGCAGCGCAGGAGATGACGTTCTCCAACGGGTCGAAGATCCGGGTGGGCACGTCACTAAGGGGCGGCACCTATCAGTTCCTGCACGTTTCAGAGCTTGGCAAGATCGCGGCCAAATACCCGGAGAAGGCGCGAGAGATCAAATCTGGCGCTCTGAACACGGTTCACGCCGGCCAGCACATCTTCGTGGAGAGCACGGCAGAGGGCCAAGGCGGGCTGTTCTATGAGCTAGTGCAGGACGCTCAAGAGCGTGACGCGCAAGGGATTGAGCCGAGCCCATTGGAGTTCAAGCTCTACTTCGCCCCATGGTGGCGGGATACGCGCTACCGCCTGGAATCGCAGCGGACCATTCCGCTGAAGCACATCGAGTATTTCAAGGAACTGGAGCGCCAGCACGGTATCAAGCTGAGCCCGGCGCAGCGCACGTGGTATTCACAGAAGGCCAACCAGCAGAAAGAGGACATGCGGCGGGAATACCCGTCCTATCCGGCTGAAGCGTTCGATGCGCCGATTGAGGGCGCTTACTACACGCAGGAAATCCAGCACGCGAGCGACCAGCGCCGCATCGGGGATTACCCGTTCGACCCGAAGCTGGGGCAGGTGTTCACCTTCTGGGACTTGGGCCGATCCGACCAGATGACGATTTGGCTGGGCCAACGCCGCGGCCCGTCACGCTGGCGCTGGTTCGACTATATCGAGGGGCAGGACGAGAGTTTCCCCTACTATGCGCGGCTGTTGAAAGAAAAAGCGCAGGAATATCGCTGCGTCTATGGCGTCCACTTCCTGCCGCACGACGGCTCACGCAAGGAACTGATCGCCACTGAGAGCCGCCAGACGGCGCTGGAGAACCTGGGGATATACCCGGTGCAGGTGGTGAGCCGCACCAAGGACTTGAGCGGGCCTAGCCTCACGTCATCGATCAACCTTGTGAAAGCGCTGATCGACGTGTCCGAGTTCGATCGCGCAGGCACAGCCAACGGGCTCAAGCATCTCAAGAACTACCGCCGCGAGTGGGACGACAAGCTGAGCGTCTGGAAGTCCTCGCCATTGCACAACATCGCTTCGGACGGTGCGGACGGGTTCAGGACCGCTGCCGAGGCTGACTATCAAGGACTGCTGGACGCCATGTTCTACAACAACGACAGGTCGCCGGGTGAAGAGGCGGAACATCGCCATTCCCGCGCCTCGTCCGACAGCGTGACGGGCTACTGATGGCTGACCTTGGCTATGACGCACAGCTGGACGGCCCAGCGGACAAAGTCGGCAAGGGTCGCAAGGCCCGCAAGACAGCCGACAACCTTGCAGCTATCGCAGAGTACGACGGCAACCTCGCTGAACGCCTAGACGACAACGCCCGCAAGAAGATGGGCGAGGAAGTCGTCCGCGAGTATGAGCACGACGAGAAGTCGCGCGAGGAATGGCTGCAGGGCGTAGACCGGGCGATCAAGAACGCGCGGCAGAAGCCTGAGAAGAAGAACTATCCGTTCGAGAACGCGAGCAACATCAAGTATCCGCTGCTCACGACGGCCATGAACCAGTTCGGGGCTAGGGCCTACGGGGCAATCACGCGCTCTGACCAGCCGATGGTCTGCAAGGTCATTGGCGAGGACCGGGACGGGCGCAAGGCCAAGCGTGCGGACAGGCTGGCGCGGTTCGGCAACTACCAGCTCATGTACATCATGGACGAGTGGGACGCCGGCACGGACAAGCTGCTGCACATGCTCCCTGTGATGGGCGCAGGGTTCCGCAAGGGCTACTGGCGCGGCGACATGGCCCGCCCGACGCTGGAATACACGTCTGCGCGCGATGTGGTTGTGCCGAACGATGCGCCGAGCTTCGACCGTGCGCCGCGCATGACGCAGCCGACGCCGATGTATCCCTATGAGATCGATCGGCTTGTTCAGTCCAAGCAGTGGCTTGAGCACAAGTGCGACCATCTCGACTCGACCAATCCCGAGGACAGCCAGAAGTCGTCTATCTACCTGGAGCAGGTGAGGTATTTTGACCTCGACGGCGACGGGATGATGGAGCCCTACATCGCGACGGTCTCGAAGGACCATAGCGAGCTGGTGAGGCTTGAGGCTGCGTTCTACGCCAACTCGATCCGGGTCAACACGACGGACGGGAAGGTTGAGACGATCATGCGGGAGAGCCCGTGGATCGACTATTCGTTCCTGCCGGACATTGAGGGCTCAGTCTATGGCATGGGCTTCGGCCAGTTGCTTGAGAGCCTTGGCTCGGCCATCAACACGGCGCTGAACCAGATATTCGACGCGGCGCACCGGCAGAACGCGGGCGGCGGGTTCATCAGCCAAGGTCTGCGCCTGCGTGGTGGTGAAGTGCGCGTCCGCCCGTCCGAGTTCATCAACGTGAACGTGCCGGGGCGTGTCTCTGACGCGATCCACGAGCTGCAACTGAACGGGCCTAGCCCCGTGCTGTTCCAGTTGATCGAGTTCCTGCTGGGCGCAGCGCAGGACATTACCAGCGTCAAGGACGTGATGACCGGCGAGGCCCCGAGCGGGCAGGCCATGGGCGCGACCCTCGCTCTGATCGAGCAGGGGATGCAGGTATTCTCGACCATCTACACCCGCATATACCGGGCGATGCGGAAAGAGTTCCGACTGCTGATGCGCCTTAATGCGCGTTATCTGGACCCGAGCGTCTACGCTGAGTTTCTGGACGACGAAGAGTTCTTCGCGGAGCTGATGGGCTTGCCGCCTCCAAGCCAGATGCCGCAGACGCCGATGGGCGGTGGAATGCCGCAAGGCGTGCAATTGCAGCCGCCGCAGATGCCGAACATGGCGCCGGGGATGCCGGGCATGGATGGCATGTCAGCCCCCGCTCAGCCCATGCCGCCTATGCCGGCGATGCCTCCACAGGGTATGGCGCCGACGCCAAGCGGGCTGATGATGCCCAAGCCGCAGAAGCTGCAGCTTAGCCCGCAGGGGCTGGAGGAACTGGCCAAGGACTTCGACCTTCGCAACATGGATTGCGCGCCTGGAGCCGATCCGCGTTCGGTCACGGACATGCAGCGCATGATGAGGGCGCAGTATCTGGCGCAGTTCAAGGGCCAGCCGGGCATCAACAACCGCGAGATTCAGGAACGCGAACTGGAAGCGGCCAACATTGCCGATCGCCATAAGCTCTTCTTGGATGGGCCTAGCCCGATGGATGAGCTGGCGGCGGAAGAGGCCAAGCAGAACGTCCGCAATCTGAAGTTGGACGGCGACCTGAAGGAACAGCAGACCAAGAAGACCGCCAAGGAGGCCGAGAAGGTCTACCACGAGGCTGGCAAGGTCGCGTTTGAGCGTGGAGTCATGGAGAGCGGCGGTTCGCTTGAAGGTGAAGGCGGCAAGGCGAAAGAGAAGGTTGACCCGCGCGAGCAGGAGCTGGCCGACCGGGAAATGGGCGTCAAGATGCGGGAGATGGAAACCCGCGAGCTTGAAGCGGCCTACAACTACGACATTGCCAAGAAAAAGCTGGACGTGGACGCCGACACGAGCAACCGCGAGCTAGCAATCAAGGAACAGGATTCGGCGGCAGTCCGTCAGCGCGAAGACAAGTTCGATGAGACGCTGAACGTGGTGCTACAGGCCATAGGCACGATGGCGCAGGGCGTTGACGCTGTGGTGAAGGGTCAGCAGCAGGTCACAGCGATCATGTTAGCCCCGCGCGTGCTGGTGAAGGATGCGGCCGGCAACCCGGTAGCGGCCAAGCCTGACTTCAGTGGGCAAGTCTAATGGCTGCGTCCGAGTGGGCTGTGTTCAACATCGCCAAGGAGAAACTGGCGGACGGGGGCTTTGACCTCGATACGCAGACGTTCAAGATGGCGCTGTTGACGGACGCGCAGGCCATCACGGCAGCGTTTGCGGGCACATCGACGGACTGCCGTTTTGCAGACCTGACGGGTGAAGTGGTCGGCACGGGATACACGGCAGGCGGCAAGACGCTGACGGCGACGTGGACGCGCTCATCAGGGACGATCACGTTCGATTGCGACGATCAGGCTTGGACGAGCGCAACTTTCGATGCGCAATACGTGGTGATCTATGCCGACAATGCGAATGATGACCTGCTGTGCTTTAGCGATCTGAACAGCGGCGGCGCGATGCTCTCGGCAGTGGCCGGCACGTTCACGGTCGCAATCAGCGGCTCTGGCGTCTTCACGTTGGCGTAAATCATGGCAACGCAAGGCACGACGACAATCGACTTCGGGGCATTCCCCGGCAACACCAACGTCTCGCTGGATATCACGGGGCAGGGCAGCATCGCTTCGGGCGCTGAAGTCGATGCGTGGCTGTCGCCTGCGGCAACGGCTGACCATTCGATTGATGAGCATGTCGTGGACGGCCCCCGCATCCTGGCGGGCAATGTCGCGGCTGGAACTGGCTTCACGATTTACGGCGCGGCGCGCGACCTTGGCGGCAAGGCTTACGGCCTTTGGAACGTCAGTTGGGTCTGGAACAACTAGGGACTGATCATGGCAATTGAACTTCTCGGCGGCACATCAGGCGTAAAGGCCGATGTGGACGCGAACAAGCGCGTTCTGGTCGCCCTTGATACGGGCGCGAACCCGGCACAGGTCGGCGGCGTGCGCGCGTTTCAAGAGGGCGACACAGGGTCCGTCACTGGCACGGCGCTCCTCCGCTCCGTAGAGGCGGACGAAGACTTCCGCATGAGGATTGCGCCTGAAGCGCTGTTCGACTGCGAAACGTTCAACTACACCGCGCAAAACACGGGCAAGTTCGCCTACCGCAACACGACCATGGCAATCACATGGGCGGCGTCTGGCATGACGACGAACAGCGGCAACATCACCACGACGACGACTGGCGTTGGCTTCAACACGTGGGCAGAATTTCCGGTTCTCGGTGCGTCTCAGTTATACACCGAGATCGAGGGCAGCTTCACGGCCCTGCCAACCACGAACACCATCATCGACTTTGGCCCATGCCGGATTGCGACGACTAACCCGTTTGCTCCGACCGATGGCGTCTATTTCCGCCTGACCTCTGCCGGCCTGTCTGGCGTCATCAACTCCAACGGCACGGAAACGACGACGAGCGTTTTCAGCTTCACTTACACAATCAACCGCAAGTACCAGTTCATCATTGCGATGCACGAGCGGTCGGTTGAGTTCTGGATCGATGGCGTGCTGTACGCCACGCTGGACACGCCAATTGGTCAGGGTCAGCCCTGCATGTCGGCATCCCTGCCGATTTCCCTACGCCACGCCATCGTCGGCGGTGCTGCTGGTGCGGCGATTTCGTTCGTGATGAACGATTACACCGTTAGCATCGGCGGCCCCAACATCGCCTTGACGGCTTCGGTCCTCGGCCAACGCATTTATGGCTCGTATCAGGGCCTGAGCGGCGGCACGATGGGTTCGCTTGCGAACTTTGCCAACAACGCCAACCCGACAGCCGCAGTTCCGACAAACACTACGGCGGCGCTCGGCACGGGCCTTGGCGGTCAGTTTTGGGAAACAGACACGCTTGCGGTCAACACTGACGGCATCATCATGTCGTACCAAATCCCGGCCGGCACGGCGAACGTGCAAGGTCGTCGCCTTGTGTTGCGCAGCGTCAAGATCGAAAGTTTTGTGCAAACCGCCCTGACAGGAGGCGGATATAACGCAGTTTGGTCGCTGGCGTTCGGCCATACCGCTGTGTCAGTCGCAACCACAGAAGCTGCTGCGGCGAAGATTTCGCGGCGCGTTCCGCTCGGCAACCAGACTGTAGCGTCTGCAGCCGCGGCTTTGACCCTTTTGCAAACCGTTTCACTTGATTTCGGAGATGCGCCGGTCTTCGTGAACCCCGGCGAATTTATTGCTGTTGTGAAGAAGAAGGTCGGGACGGCGCCGTCTGCCGGCGTCATCGCACACACAGTCTGTCTGACATACGGCTGGGAATAACTCGGAGGCTTAAATGGGCCTTCTCCTAGCTGCAGGCAGCGGCACTAGCGTAACAGTCACGCCGGGCGTCGGGTCTCTGACGCTCGCAGGCTTTGCGCCAACTGTCACGGCGGGGAATGGCGCGGTCAGCGTCACGGTGACGCCGGGAACTGGCGCGCTGGTCATTACGGGCTACGCGCCGACCGTATCGACGGGCGCGGTTGTTACCCCCTCGCAGGATTTCGGCAACGTCCTCGATGGGAGCGTTGGCAACTACTACGAACAACGCCGCAAGCGCGAGAAGGAAGCGCGCGAACGGCGCAAGAGAGAGCGCCTCGAGGCGCTGGCGGCCGAACTTCGAGACATCGAGGAAGAGGCCAAGCCCAAGAAGAAGCTGCGCAAGATCGCGGCAACACCCGAAACGGCTAGTGAACAGCCTGTTGCACCGAAGAAGGCCAAACGTCCGCTTGAGCCCGTCAGCTCGGTTGAGCTTGAACGCGCCAAGGCAGACGCCCTCCTGCTTCAGCAACAATACAATGAGGATGCGGCAATAATCTTGCTGCTAGCTGCATGACCCCAGAACAGCGCGAAGAGTGGCTGGAAGAGTTCCAGGCATGGCGCGACAGCCCCATGTCCGAGGCGTTTTTCAACAGCCTTGAAATCCAGCAGGCGGGCATTCGTTCGCAATGGACGAAGACGCTGTGGGAATCGGAAGCCGATCCGCCAATGGACCAGCTCCGGCACCTTAGAACTCAGGCAGCAGTGCTTGACGACGTAATCAACAGAAAGGGAACAGATGTCCTTGCATCACTCTACCCTGACCTTCGAGCCGATGCCGAAGGTGGAGGAGACTAATCCGGGGATGAAACCCCTTGAGTTCAACTGCCTCGTTCTTCCGCGTGTGATCCAGCGCCAGCGTGCGTCTGGCATCTTCGTGCCTGAGACGGCTGCGGCGCGTGAGGATGAGGGCGGCGACGAGGGGCTTTTGGTCTCTGTCTCGCCGCTGGCGTTCAACGAGCAGGACTTTCCCGATCCGGCTGCAATCCCTGAGATCGGGCAACACGTCATGTTCGCCCGCTATGCCGGGAAGTCATTCGTGGGCGCCGATGGGCGTGTCTATCGGGTGATGAAGGACAAGGAGATCCTCGGGGTTCGCACGGCTGCGGCTGCGCCGGCCAAGGTGGCGGCATGAGCCTGGAAGGTGAAGACGACCTCCCGCCAGTTACTGGCGTTGAGGATGCGCCCGCGCCCAAGACGGACGACGTTGAGGCCATAGCCCGCGAACTGGGTTGGAAGCCGGAAAGCGAGTGGAAGGGCAAGCCGCCTGAAAAGGGCTTTGCCTCTGCTGCGGATTACATCCGTTCCCAGCGCGACCATGCGAAGAACGTCGAGAAGGAGATGAAGAAGCTCCGCTCCGAGACGGACAAGCGCATCAAGCGCATGGAGGACCAGACCGCCAAGCAGCGCGAGCGTGAGATCGCGGAGATCCACGAGGAATATGACTGGTGGATTCGCGACGCCATCAAGAAGGGCGACGACGGCCGCGAAAAGGCGCTGATCAAAGAGCGTGACGGCAAGGTCAAGCAGGCCGAAGCGGTTGAGGAGAAGGAAGAGGCTGCAGACGAGCCCGCGACCGAGGAAGAATGGGTCGAGGCGTTCCAGCCTGCCTATCCCGAGCTGCAAAAGCGCTTCTATGGCGAGGGCCATGCGTGGGTGCTGGACGAGGACGCCGACCCCGACGCGATGCGCATCGTGCTGGACTTCGTGGACAGCGGCGTTCCGTTTGCCGAGGCGCTGGAGAAGTCCGCACGGGCGCTCAAGAAGGCGTATCCCGATCGCTATGAGGAAGACGAGGACATGGACGAAGAGCCCGAAGAAAAGCCCGCGAAGAAGCGCGTTCCCGTGCTGGCATCGGGCGCCAAGGCTGGCGGCTCGGGCGTCTCGGCTGCATCCCGCCTCTCGCCTGCCCAACGCACAATCGGGGCCAAGTTCGTCAAGGACGGACTTTTCGGCTCCCTCGAAGAGTACGCTGAAGAGCGTCTGAAACTCGGATAATCACCCATGACCGACGAAACAACGCAGACCGAGCCCTCCAAACCGGATGGCCGGACCAAGGAAGCACGCGCGCAACGCGCCGCCCCGATCCGCGCCCGTACCGATGGCCCCAACGCTGAGCTTGAGCGCCGCAGGGCAGAGCGCAAGGCGCGCGGTGTCAACGATCACACCAACGACCAGCGCCTGACTGTGGCCGGCGCTTCGCTGGATATCGACAACTACTCTTATCGGTGGGCCAACGAAGAGGTTGGCAACATCGAGACGCTTCGCTCTCAGGAATGGGAAGATGTGAGCACAGACGAAATGAATGGGCTGCCGATGGCCCGACTGGTTGGCACGTCTCGCGAAGGCAAGGCGATGCAAGGCCGACTGATGAAGAAATGGAAGCCCTGGTTTGATGAGGATCAGGACGCCAAGGTTGCAGAATATCGGGAGCGCGAGAAGGCTCTCAAACGCGGCGCGGCGAAAGCCCCGCAGGAAACCGCTGATGATGCGGGCAAGAGCTACGTTCCTAGCGATTACAACAAGATCACAGCTGCCACGCCGACCAAGTCCGCGGGCGGCTACACCCCTTAACCCAACAGGATAACAAATGGCGAACGTTAACGCGCCGTTTGGTGCGCGACTTGTCGGTTCTTTGACCGGCTCTCCCATCAGCGGCACTATCAAGACGTACTCGGCTCCGAGTTCGTATGCGACCAATATGTTCATCGGCGACCCGGTTGTCGTGACCGGCGCCCGTTCTGACGGCTACCAGAACGTCAACGTCGCAACGGCTGGAGCCACCAACCGCATCACCGGCTTCATCGTCGGCTTCGGCCCGACGCCGGGCATCGTCTCGCTTGGCTACGGCGCGGCTTCGACCGTCCGTTACGTGCAAGTCTGCGACAACCCGGAAGCCCTCTGGGAGCTTCAGGAAGACGCAGTCGGCGGCGCGATTGCGGAAGCATCGATCGGCCTCAACGTCGACCTCGTGTCAGGCTCTGGTTCGACCTTCACGAAGAAGTCGGGCTGGATGATCGACTCAAGCACGGTTGCGACCGGCGCCACGCTGCAGATGACCATTCGCGACATCGTCACCCGCGTCGATAACGACGCAGGCGGCACGGCCTACGCGAAGTTCATCTGTTCCATCAACCTGTCCACGAACGGCCTCTCGCCGTTGGCTGGCATCTAAGGAGGGCATGACCCATGACTATGACTCGTGCACTCCACCCGGCCGACCTCTGGCCTGGTATCAAGGCTCACTTCGGCAAAGCCTACAAGTCGATGGAGAAGCAGTATTCGCGCTACTTCGAGGACAAGTCTTCGGACAAGGCTTACGAAGAGTTCGTCGAATCCACGACGTTCGGCCTGCCGGACATCAAGAACGAAGGCCAAGCGATCCGCTTCGACACCGACAGCGAGGGCTACAAGACCCGTCTCACGAACGTGGTCTGGGGCCTTGGCTGGATGGCTTCCCGCGAAGAGATCGAGGACAACCAATACGAAAGCCGGGCGGCTCGCCGTTCGCGCAACCTCGCCTATTCGATGGGCCAGTCCAAAGAGATCGTTCACGCCGCGCACTTCAACAACGGCTTCAGCACTTCTTACGCTGGCGGCGATGGCGCGGCTCTGTTCTCGACGGCTCACCCGACGCTTGCCGGCAACAAGGCCAACAAGCCGACTGTTGCTGCCGACCTGTCGGAAGCGGCGCTGGAAGACAACCGCATCTCCATCCGCCTGATGACCAACAGCCGCGGCCTCAAGATGTACTTCCGCGCGAAGGAACTGGTTGTTCCTCCGCAGCTCGAGTTCACCGCTGAGCGCCTGCTGAAGTCGGAGAAACAGCCGGGAACGGCCAACAACGACATCAACGCCAACAAGTCCGTTTCGATGGGCGGTGGATACTCGGTCTATGACTACCTGACCGATGCCAAGGCGTGGTTCCTGACGGTCGATAACGTGCCGGAAGGCATGGTTACGCTTCAGCGCCGCAAGCTGGAGATGGACCAGGACAACGACTGGGACACCGAGAACGCGAAAGCCAAGGCCACCGAGCGCTATATCTCGGGCTGGGTCGATTGGCGCGCCATCTGGGGCGTTCAGGGTACCTGATCGCTCGATTTCTTCCTCACCACTTACGGGGCGTCCGGCTAATCACCGGACGCCTTCTTCTCATGAAAGGCGCCCCAAGTGGCTTCTCCTCCGATGCGCATCCCTGCGGGGATTACCAACGTCCGCCCGACCGATCCGCTTGCCATGTTCGGCATGCTCGATCCGACAAAGTGGATTACCTACTTCAACGACTTCCACGAATATCTGGCGGGCGAGTGGACCGTCACGGCCACCGGCGCTGGCACGACCGCGCTCACCGACATCAACGGCGGCGCGATCCTCCTGACCAACGCTGCGGCTGACAACGACAACCGCTTCCACCAGAAGGTCGGCGAAGGCTTCCTGCTGGCGGCGAACAAGCAGGCGTTCTTCAAGACCCGCTTCAAGGTCTCGGACGCTACCGAATCTGACGTCGTGATCGGCCTGCAAGTGACGGATACGACCCCGCTGGACGTGACGGATGGCATTTACTTCCTGAAGGCAGACGGCGCGGCGACTATCGACTTCATCTGCCGCAAGGACGCGACGACGGGGTCCAACAGCGACTCGGCCATCGCCTCGCTGGTCAGCGATACCTTCATCACCTTGGCTTGGTATTTCGACGGCGTTTCCACCGTGAAATACTGGGTTGATGGCGTGCTTGACGGAGAAGTCAGCGGCTCGTCAACCTACCTGCCGGATACCGAACTGACGATCTCGTTCGGCATCCAGAACGGGGAAGCCGTCGCAAAAACGATGACAGTGGATTACATTTTCGCCGCTCTGGAAAGGTAATCCGATGCGCCCGTTTTCCAAGCTTTATTCGCCGGCTGCTGAATCCACGACCGGCATCGTCAACGGTGCAACGGGCGCAACCTCTCCCCTGACGCTGGCAGCGTCGGGGGCAGGGGACAGCCTTGCTCATCAGCTCAGTATCACCAGCGCGGCCAACATCTCTGCCATCACATTTACGGTGACGGGAACGGATGCGGACGGCGTGACCCAGACCGAGGCCATCACAGGCCCGAACGCCACGACGGTCGAATCCACCAGCTACTTCCTGACCGTGACCTCCATCACGATCAGCGCAACGCTGGGGGCCAACACAGCGAACGTCGGCTGGGTCGATGAGATCGTTACCCCGACCATCCCGCTTGAGACGTACGCGCGCGGTGCGTCCGCAAACGTGGATATCACGGGAACCATCAACTACACGGTGCAGGGCACGCATTCTGACATGCGGACGCGGGCTGACGACGGCGCATTCAACTGGTTCGACATCTCGGACCCGAACATTGACGTCATCGACATCACGACTGACGTGCAATTCGGCCTGTTCCCGATTCCGCGGGCTATTCGTCTCAAGACGAACAGCTACTCGACCGGGGCGACGGCGCGGCTGCTCATCGTTCACACGCTGGATTGCTAAGCATGACCTGGAAGGGCGCATATGTTCCGGGTGGCGGCTATGCCATCTGCGATCGATGCATGAAGCGGGTCCGCATCTTTGACCTGCGCACCGAGTGGAGCAATTCGCGCGTGTGCGACCGTTGCTATGACCCGCGCCCTGTCCACCTCTCTACGCCAGTCCTGAAGCCGGGTGAGGGCGCTCCCTTGCCCGGCGCGCGGCCTGACGTGCTGATCGAAGCCGATGACGATGACCTGCCATTCCCGTTCCGTGACGGGACGGAGTGGGAGCCCCCGACATGACCATCAGCTATACGAAGAACGCGGGCGAGCTTGTGGAAGGCGCTTTGAGGCGCGTCCAGATGCTTGGGTCTGGGCAGAGCGTTGATGCGCATGTCTGGACGGTGGCGAAAGACCATATGAACGGTTTGCTCAAGATTATCGTGACGCAGGGGCCGAGCGAGTGGCGCCGTGCGACACAGACGCCGACCATGGTAGCCTCGCAAGCCTATGTGACATGCTCACCGAGGCCGGATCGCGTGCATCGGGTTTACTACCGGAACGCTTCCGGCTTCGACCTTGAATTGCAGCAATGGAACATGGACGACTACGAGCGCATCCCGGTGAAGACCTCAACGGGACGGCCTACCGTGTTTGCTGTGGATCGCCAGAGAACGGCGACGACGATTTACCTGTGGCCTGTGCCTGATGCGACCATCGCAGCCGGCACGCTGCGGGTATCTTATGAACGTGTCCCCGAGGACATTGTGAACACCAGCGATGACGTGGACGTGCCCCAAGAGGCATTGGACATTCTCATGGACATGGTCGGAGCGCGGACTGCCCAGAGCTTCCAGCTCGGCGGCATGCCACAAGTGATCGCTGCGCATGAGCGCGGCCTCGGAAACCTGAACGAGTTCTTGAATTACGATCGCGGATATTCCGTCCGCTTCGCTATAACATCGGAGTAGAACCATGGCGAAGACCCGCCTCGACGACAAAGCAATCAAGGCGCTCAAGATGGCGCTGCGCACGAAGCTGGGCGTCTCCAAGCCCAAGGCAAAGGCCAAGCCCAAGCGCGAAGAAGTGGAAGAGGCCGACGACGAGCCCGCCCCGCGCGCGAAGAAGGTTGAGCGTCTTGGCTTTGCCGACCTGTGATTCAGCGGACGCTGGATGGCGCGTTCCTGACGGAAGTCGCCAATCATCCAGAGGTAAGGCCGTGGCTGGGCGGTGACGGGTATATCGATCTGAGGCAGGCAATCGCCACGCCTGAGAACGTCGCGCTGCAATGTGATGGCGGCGGGTTTGTCTTCAATCGCATCGGGGACGCGCTTTACGAAGCGCACTCGCTGTTCCTGCCGGAATATCGCGGGACGTTTGCAGTCCGCGAGTTGCAAGCTGCGTTGCGCTATATGTTCACGGCGACGGACTGTCTGGAAATCCTGACGCGGGTTCCAGATGGCAATAAGGCGGCGCGCATGTTTGCTGCGCTCGCTGGCGGGCGTGAAGTCTATCGCCTGGAGCATGACCCGAAGTTCGGCGGCAAGCCGGTTGCGGTGCAGTCCCTGACGCTGGAGGCATGGCGGCGCCGGGATGCGGAGTGTCTGTCCGAGGGGCTTGCTTTCCACGAACTGCTTGAAGCGGCGGGGGAGCACGACGGCCACCCCGAAGAAGATGCGCATGACCGGGCAGTTGGCGCGGCGGTTCTCATGTTCAAACGGAACAACTACGCGAAGGCGGTCTGGTCTTATAATCGTTGGGCGGTGATGGCGGGCTATCAGTCCGTTGAACTCGCCTCCACGTCGCCTGTGATTATTTCAATGGGCAAGGCGTTCATCGCCATGCTGGACGGACGTATTGAGGTCATGAAATGCCCGTTGTAGCAATCACGACTGCCGTTGGCGCTGGGGCCTCGATCTACTCGTCCAACCAGCAAGCGCGGGCCACGCGAAACGCCGCGAACCAGCAGCAGACGGCAGCGGACCAGTCTATCGCCTACCAGCGCGAGGCACGAGACTACGCCCGGCAGGTGCTGAGCAAATACAGCGTCGAGGGCGATGCTGCACGCGGCAAGATGAACACCTTCCTTGGCCTGCGTCCTGCTGCGCCATCGACGGCGAACGGCGGCGGGCTTCCGCCGGTCACAGGTATGGGCGCCCCGGTTCAGGGCCAGCAACAGCAGCTTCCGGCCAATGGTCGCGGGTTCATTGCAGAGGCGCGACTTGCAGAGCGTGAGGCCAACAGGGCGACTGACACGCCTATGGGCGTGGCTGCTGATCCCGCTGCTGCCGACCCGACGCAGACGCCTGCCGAGACGCAGGAACAGGCCTGGTCTGAATACCAGCAAACGCCATGGGGACGCATCGGGCAGATGGAGGCGGACAAGGCGGGCGAGCAGTTCCTGTCCAATGCCGGGGCGCGCGGCGCGGCGCTCTCGGGGCGCGTGATCCGGGGCACGGCAGAACTGGCGAACGAAGCGCAACTGCGAAACTTCACGGGCTATTATGGCGCGCTCGGCGGGGTAGCGGACACAGGGTTCAACGCTGACAGCGGCATTGCCTCGGGTGGGCAGCAGTTTGCGAACTCGGCGTCCAATGTCATGGCGGCGAACGCGAACAACCAGAGCAACCTTTCCATCCAGCAGGGCCAGAACGCGGCCAACACGACCAATGACCTCGCAAGCTGGGTCGGCTGGGGTATCGGGCAATGGCCGCAAGGAAACGCTGGCGGAACGTCCAGTTCGTTTGTCTCCTCACCCACATCAGCAGGACGCGGGCGCACGGGTGGCCTTAGCGGTCTCGGGAGCCGTATCGGATGAGCACGTTTCAGAGCTTCCAGACGGGCCTCATGGCGGGTCAGCAGCAGGCCAAGATGCGGCGCGAGGACGACGCGCGCACGAAAGCGGCTGATGCTTTCAAGAGCGGCAACTATGACGGCGCATCGCAGTCGCTCATGGGCGTGGGGCTGATGGATGAGGCGAACACCTACGGCCAGATGGGCGAGGCAGCGACGAAGCGCAAACGCACAGAGGCTTACGCTGGCGCGCTTGGTGGCGCAGCAGACCCCAAGGCGGGCTATCAAGCTGTGAGGGGCCTCGCTGCGAAGGAAGGCGATATTGGCACGATGCAGCAGATTGACCAAGCCATCGCAGGCATGGACGAGACGCAGGCGAAGCAGTTCGCGGCCGGCATGGAGTTCCTTGGCTCCACCGCAATGAGCATGAAAAACGTGCCACCCGAAGAGCGCGGGCAGGTCGCCATGGATATCCTGCAAAAGACCCCCTACGCGAACCCGCAGGTTCTGGCGCAGATCCAGCAAGCAGCGGCAGACGGGCGCATTACGGACGAAGAGCTGGACAACTTCGCACAGCAGACCATCAGCGTTGCCAAGCGTGTCGAAGCGCAGATGGAGGCGAACAAGCCTTACACGCTCAGCCCCGGTCAGATTCGGATGCAGAACGGTAAGGAGGTTGCACGCGGCGCCCCTAAGACGCCCGGCAACGGCATTCAGCTTGAGTTTGGCGAGGATGGTTCAATCGCAGGTCTCAGCATCGGCGGAACGGGTCCAAAGGGAAGCGAGCCGTCTATCGTGCGTGGGCCGGGTAATCAGCCTGTTGTCTCGCCCGGCAAACAGCAGCTTGCCTTGAACAAAGACTGGAAGGCCATTCAGGACTTCGAGGCTAGCAACAAGCTTGTAACCGAAGAGATTGACCGCGCGCTTGGCGTCACGAATGGCGGCTCAACCGGCGCGATGGCGTGGATGTCGGAAATTCCATTCATCGGCAACTCAACCGACGCCGGGCGGCTCAAGAACCTCGTGGGCACGATCAAGGCCAACGTCGGCTTCGACAAACTCCAGTCCATGCGCGAGAACAGCCCGACAGGTGGCGCGCTTGGGTCGATCACGGAGAAGGAGATCGCGTTCCTTCAAGCTGTGTTCGGTTCGCTGGAAACCTCGCAGCGCGAGGAAGACGTCCGCTACAACCTCAACCGCATCAAGACCTTCTTGGAAGGCCGCGGCGAACGTCTCAAGGCCGCATTCGCGCAGGATTATCCCGACCTTGCCCAGTTTGCAGGCTTTGGGAAGCAGGTCACAAACGAGATAAAGCGCTTGAACTCCGACCCGAACAAGGCCGTCGAGGAATACAACGCACTCCCGTCAGGCGCTTTCTACATCGACCCGGACACCGGCAAGAAGAAGCAGAAGAAGTAGATGGCAAAGCCCTACGACTTTTCCACCGCCTTGATGGTTCCGCGCCAGTCTGGCCCCAAGGCCAAGGCACGGGCGGATCAAGTTGCCATCGAGAAGCGCCGTCGCGAGTTAATCGACGAGAAGCAGACGATGGACGCGCGCAAGGAGGACCAGGTTCTCGCGAACATTCGCCGGCAGAGCTATCAGGCGATCGACGGCATGCAGTTCGCGCCGCAAAACCCGATCCAGTACAAGAACACCGTCCCGGCCGTTGAGCTTAGCCAAGCCCCGCTTCAGCCGGGCACGGAAATGGCTGTCGGCGGTCCCGGCGATGACAAGCCCGCACCGTGGGCAAATGATCCCGTTGTCGAGGATGACGCGCCTCCCGCTGCAAGCGCAAAACCGTGGGACAGCGACCCCGTAGTCGAGGACGACACACCGACCAACGACATTGATGCGGCGATCAACGAAGCAGCCAACGCCGTTCCGGGCGGCTATGACAAGTGGCTTGCCGACAACGGCTACCCCGCGCGCGATCCGCTCGCCAAGCCGGGTACGCCAGTTCGCGAGCGCGACCTGTTCGACAAGGCGCAGGCCGGAGAAGTCAAGAACGCGCCAGAGCCCGCATGGAACGAGCAACTTGCCGACATGCTGGGCAAGGGCGTGGACTTCCTCATGGAGCCCATCAACAGCCGGGACGCAGGGCCTAACGATCCCATCAAGCCGCTGACGCAAGGCTTCGTGGAGCCCATGGCGCGGTTTCCCGAGGCGCTGGCCCGTGATCCGCTCAAGACCGTTGCACAGGACTATAACCCGATCTTCCAGACGGGCATGGGCTACAAGGACGTTGAGAGCGCGGCCGGCAAAGCCCTACAGGGCAAGTTTGACGAGGCAGGCCCGCAGGCGCTGCAGGGCGTCACCCAGATGGGCATGGGCGCGCTGGGGCTCTTGGGCGTCAAAGGTGGCCCGAAGGCTCCAGCACCGCTCAGGGCGACGTCTGTGGCTCAGGCAGAGCGCATGGCGGCGAACACGACTATTCCGCCCTCAGTCGTCGCTAAGCCGCCGCCTGTTAGCAAACCCTCCATCCGCGACACGCGGAAGACCCTCCAAGCGACTGTCCTCCCGAACAGCGTCATCCGTCCGCAGGCTTGGAAGGCTGTTGAGCGTGTCCTCGTCAACAGTGGCGTACCCCGTGACCGCGTAACGCTTGCGCTCACTCGCCTCAATGATGCGGCTAAGGCTCTCGGTAGCGGTACGGAAGGCCAAGTCGGTGGCGCGCTTGCGGGCTCTGGCCGCGCTCCAACGCTCGCGCAATTTCTTGAACGTGAGTTTCGCGATGAGTTCCCGGAGATAAGACAGAATATTCGCACCGTATTGCTGGAGCGGAGACTATCCCGCACTGCGGGCGATCGGAGCCCTACCACCGTTCGCGATACCGTCCAAGATATGCGGGGTTCGCAGGTTCCGTATCTTGAGGAAAGCCTCAACAAGAACCTTGGGGATACGGCCCGCACAGGCACGCGCGCACAAGTCGCTGAAAACCTGAAGCAAATTGGCGAGGAAGGCTATAAGCCCATCGTCAGCCAGACGGCGACCCCAGAACGTGCAACGGCGATTCAGTCCGTATTGACCGGCCCTGGCATGAACGAGCTAGGCCGTCCGCTGCGCCAGATCGCGGCAGGCGAGGGCATCGACATTGAACAGATGATTGCTCAGCGCCCCATCGAAGCGGCGCACTGGATGCAGCATAAGGCCCGTCTCCTGGCCGAAGAGAACGGCGACACTGCTCTAGGCAACGCTTACGGCAAGATGCGCGACCGCATCCTCAAAACGATTGACGACCTCACGGCGCCCGATGGGCGGACCTATGCGCAAATCCGCAAGGAATACGGCGACGAGGCTGGCATCAAAACCGCGTTGACGGCCGGCGACAGGTTCGGCGCAATTGTCCGCAACCCCGATGGCGCGAACCAGTTCATTGAGAAATTCAAGGAAGCGACACCCGAACAGCAAGCGGCGCAGTTGGCGTCCATTCGCGACTGGGCAGGCGGCAAGCTTCGCGGCGGCGGTGAAGAGGGCGCGGCGCGGATGACCGAGCTGCAGAACATCGCCGTTCTGGACACGCTCGAAAAGCTCGGCCCGCAGGGCAAGGCGCTTGCCGACGATATCCGCGCAATCCGCGATGAAGAGCAGTTCCTGGGCAGCTTCTTTCCGAAATCGGAATCCGCCTCGATCACAAACTCTGTGGCGCTTTCACAAGGCCCGGATATCTATTCGCGCAATGCCAAAGGATCGCTCGGGGCCTCAACTGCCGCGGACGGCGCACTGATGGCTGCTGGCGCAACTCAAGCGCCCATACTCACCGCGCTCCGCCAAGGGCCGAAGCTCTATCGCGGCCTGATGCAGCCCAAGACGGCAACCCGCGAGGACATGACGCGGCTGTTGATGGCCCGCCCCGGCGCACGTCCCAAAGGCGAGACAGTCGCACCGCCCCCCGCTCCCCCCACAAGGACAATCCCTCCGAGGGGGCCGGAGCCTGCAAAGATCGGTCAGACGCAGAATGTCGCCAACGTCACCACGCAGGACGGGCGCGTCTACGAGGTCAAAGCCGAAGTCTTCAAAGACCGCGATGCGACGGTCATGTCTCCGATGTACCCGTCTAACATCGCGGACGATCTGGAAGGCGCTATCCGTCACCAGCGCAGCACGCAATCGGCGCGCAAGGCTGGTCTGGACGTGGTGAACGATGCCCCCCGCGCGCCAGACTGGGCCGAACAGAACCCCACAGAGTGGGGCGACGTTCAACGCCAAGTCGGAGAGCGTTTCCTCGGCATGGTGAACTCGACGCCGGGGCCACATATCCTCGCGCTGGTCGATGGCGTGGATATCAACTCGCTCGCGACGCTGATCGAGGACGGACTGCCTAAAGGCAAGGTCATCATGCGCTCGCCCGGTAATGGCGAACTGGCCGTGGTCAATCGCGGACAAGTGCCGGAACAGTTTGCGCGCTGGGAGACTTACTCCAACCTCCGCTTCAACCAGAAACAGGGCATTCTCCCGCCTCCCGCAGAGTGGGCAAGCGCGAAACCTGCGGCAACGTCGGCCCCCTCCAGCGTCACCCCGCTCAAGCCCGCTCCCAAGCCTCCTACGCGCAAGAACTAGGGGCCTCCCATTCCATACATTCCAATCGTCTCATCTGCCGACAGGCGGACACGCTACGGCATGTCTCCGCTCCGGCTGCTCAATATGTTCGCCGTGCCGGTTCCGGTCGATGCGGGCAAGCCTGCGCGGGTGGCGATCATTCCAGCGCCGGGCAGGGTGCAGCGTGTGGATCTCGGCGCGACCATTCAGGGCGTCTACTGCGAACCTGGAGTTCGCAACGGTGCGCTGTTCGCAGTCGCTGGCGGGCATCTTTACAGCATCAGCTCGTCATGGGCTGCAACCGATCTGGGCGCTATCTCAGGCTCGGGCGATGCAGTGTTCGCGGGCCTGCGTGATGCGCTTTACGTCGCCCGTGCGGCCAAGCCCTACAAGTGGGACGGGGCCACGCTGACGCAGGTGTCGGACGTGGACGCGCCAGACGCCTCCAGCATGCTTGTTCTGGCTCAGCGCCTTGTTGCAGCGGAGGCGGGCGCTGATACGTTCTACTGGTCCGACACGCTGGACGGCACAGACTGGGAAGCGCTGAGCTTCGCCACGGCAGAGCAACGGCCCGACGCGATCTATCGCATGGTCAGGGTGTCCGGCCAGATTGTCGCCATGGGCGCGGCATCGGTGGAGGTGATCCGCGCGACGGGTGACGTAGACCTGCCGTTCGCCAATCTTACAGGCCAGTCGATCGATGAGACTGAGGGCGTTCTTGGACCTGAAGCCTACGCCATCCGAGGCGACAAGCTGTTTTTGATCGGCGGCAACCTGTCGCCCTACATGATGAACGGGTTCAACTTTGCGAACTTGCCCCGCAATGGCGAGATGGAGGACGAGCTAATAGAGCTGAGCGCGGCTAACCGCCTGCTCGTCACCTGCATGGCCTATCAATGGGGCTCCAACGAGTTCTTCAAGGTCCGCATTCCGGGCTCCGCGGCTTACGTGCTCAACACCACCACGGGCTACTGGCATCGTGAGCAATCGTGGGAAGAGGACACCTACCTGCCGCGCTGGCATGCGTCAGCTTATGGCTACGACGTGATGGCCGACGAGGGCGGCACCGCAATCTACACGCTGTCAAACACCACTTATGCAGACGCAGGCACGACGATTGAACGGATGGTTACGCTCCGTCCGATGTTCGAGAGCTATACCACAATTGGCTCGCTCTGTCTTGACCTGCAGGCATATGGAAGGCCGCTCAGCGGGCAGGGCTCTGACCCTACTATCATGGTCACACTCTCGACCGATGGCCGCAACACGCTGGACACCAACCGCAACGAGGTAACGCTGCAGGCTGGCGCTGACGGCACCTACCTCAAGCCTGTCCTGTGGGGCCTTGGCATGATCCCACCCGGCGAAGGCGCGACCATCACAATCCGCATGACCGATCCCGCTGGCGTGACGCTTTACGGCGCGTGGCTCAATGAAGGTCAGAAGTCGTGACCGACAAGCTTTACGTCTCGTTTCTTCGGGCGGGCGACAAAATCCTCAACCCTGATGGGACCGTGACGGAAAGCTTCCGCAACTCATGGAATGCGCTTCTGCTGCGCACGGGCAATCAGGTCTCCAACGACGTGCTCGGCGTCATCAACGGCGTGGCGCAGGCGCGGGCTGAGGCAGCGGCAGCGGCATCTGCGGCGGCGGCGGCATCTCAACAAGCAGTTGATGCTGTCTCCGGCGCGGGCGGCTCTCCCAGCTTTTACCTCACCTCGAGCGCATCCGATGTGTTCGGCACAGTCGTCACGACCGGCACAGCGACGACGAGCGCAATCACGTTCACGACCAACGGCGGAACAGGACCATATACGTGGGCCTATACGCTGCTTGATGGCGACACGTTCACCGTCACATCGCCAACGGCGGCTTCGACCACCTTCACCATCAACATCGCCTTTGTCAGCACTTCCAAAAGCGCTGTCTACAAAGTCACGGTTACTGACTCCCTAGCCGCCACCGCAACCTTCACTTTCGGCGTCTCTGCCTGGAGTGAAGCGGGCGAGGGCAGCGGCGGCATTATCCCATAGCGCGGATTTCCCATGGCAACTGCAGTCTTCGTTCATAACGCCCTTCTCACGGGCGGCGGCGCAGCTTCGGGCGCAAAGCTGAACACCTATGTTCAGGGCACCATGACGCGGCAATCCGTGTATGTGGATTCCGCGCTGAGCGAGGTATCGGCCAACCCCTATGTTGCTGATGCAAATGGACTAATGCGTGTTTATTTCTCCGACGCGCTCAGCTACAAGTTTGTCATTACCACATCGGACGGCGTCACGCTGCTGACGGCTGATGTGGTCGGCGCAATCCTGACGCTCACCTACATCAACCCGGATTACAGCGACTCGCCCATCATCCACACGTCATGGGTCGAAGCGCTCGGCACACCGCTTGGCGATGGCTGGACGGAAGCGTTTGCCGAGGATGTGCCGTTTGTCTATCCCGCGGGCGCAGTCGGTGATGGCGTCAAAGGCTACAGCGGCGTGGCGACTGCGGCAGACCAGACGTTCACTGACGGCAACGCGGCATTCGTCGCGGCGGATGTTGGCAAGCCCATCGTCATCAAGAACGCGGGCGCGGCGCGTCTTAAGGTCAACAGCGCGACGGTTAGCGCAGGTGGGGCAAGTTATGCCGTAGGCGAACTGATCACGGTCCCTGGTGGAACATCTCGAACACCAGCGGTTTTCCGCATCGAGGCAGTAACCGCAGGCCAGCCGACAACGGTGTCCGTTCGCTGCCGTGGGCACTATACAACGCTTCCATCAAATCCCGTAGCAACGACTTCAAACGGAAGCGGTACTGGCTGCACGCTGACGCTCACCTCTGAGACGATCTACGAGCCGCACCGCACGACGATTGCCAGCATCAACTCGGGCACGTCGATCGAGCTGACTGCAGCGCCGACGACAAGCGTAGCATCCTCAGCGCGCTATACCTACGGCACGGACGACACCGCCTCGCTGCAAGCCTGCCTGAACGCTGCAGGCTTCATGGGCGCCATGGCTCTTGCTGCGGGTCGGGTCTACTGCTTCAGCAACCTGACGCTTCCGACGAACGCCGCAGCCGGGCAATACTACAAGAACCGCAACGCGATTGTCTGCCCCGATGGCATGGCGGAACTGGCGTGCATCGGCGGCGGGGATGATGATTACGGCATCGCCCCGGATCGCTGGCTCACGGCGAACGCCAACAAAGCATTCGCAGGAAGCCCGTGGGAGTTCCGCAACATCATCTTTGACGGGCTCTATACGGTTGAGCGGACGCTTGTTCACAAGAGCTATTCCAGCCTCTACAACAACTGCTGGTTCCGTGGCGGGATGATTGCGGACTTCGAGGCGACCCGCCAGAACCAGGATGGGACGGACGGAACATCGGGCTACAACTCCGGCAACAAGATCGAGACATGCCTCTTTGATGGCGAGGGGCTTTACCAGTTCCGCAGCCTTGGCGACACGACCGGCCTTTCGGATGCAACGACCGATGGCGATCTGGTTGACTGCGATTTCAACGGTCAGGCCAAAGCCGATTACGGTTCCTACATTGGGAATGGCGGCGGCTGGATTGTCTCGCGCTCGCGTTGGTATTCGCAACGGATTGCCGGCTGCTATATCGATGTGCTTGCACGCGGCAACATGATTGCAAGCTGCAACTTTGAAGGCGGCGACGAGACTTACGACACTGTGCCGGGCCTCATCGTCGGACAGATGGGCGGCTACAATGACGCCGTTATCGGCCCCGGAAACAAGCATTACTCGCCCGTTCTCGTGGACTTCAAAGCGGACACCAGCGCAGAAACGATCCGCATCAAGGGCGACCATTTCATAACCAAGATTGACGCATCTCCCGATGCGACCGCAATCCACAACAACAACCGCTCGCAGAAAACCCTTGTGCTGGAAGACTGCACGGGTGACGCCGATCCGCTCTACTCACGCGCCAGCGGCAACACGGATGGCATTATCGAGCTGTACCGCTGCACGTCCGCTAGTGCGACTGGCTCGCTCAAATACATCACCCAGCTTCGCGATGAGCCCGGCGCGACGACCTCGCCGGAAACGTATATCCGCGAGACGGCCTCACCTGCGGCCAATGATGATATCTACTCGGTCGAATACTACTCGCGCGACAGCGGGGGCAACCGCACGCAATACGCTGGCCTCCGTGTCGAGATCGGCGCCGCGACAGACGGCGCAGAGTTCGGACGTTATGTCTGGACGACGATTGGAAGCGGCGCGTCTGCTGACCGATTTACGATGCAGTTGGGCTTCTACGCCTCCAGCCTGACAGATCCCGGCAATGGCGATTTCAATGCAGTTACGGGGTACTATACCAACAACCTGCGCGTTATCGGTACGCGCAAAACCGGCTGGACTGTTCCCACTGGAACCCGCTCGCGCGCAACCTACGACGTGGCAACGGTGACGCTTGCCGAACTTGCTGCACGGGTCGCAGCGCTTGAAGACGACTTGCACGCGACTGCCGGTCACGGCCTCATCGGCGCATAAGAGGAAATCCCCGCATGTCACTCCCGAATGACGCCGAGCGCGTCAAATTCCTCGCGCATGTTGAATTGCAGCGCACAGACTGGAAGCTGTTCCGCGCCATGGAGCGGCGTTTTGCCGGCGCTGAATGGTGCGACTGGCGCGATGCCATGCGCGAGATTGCGAGCCATCCCGAGGGCCATGCAGAGCCGCTACCGCCAGAGCCTCCGTTTGGCGCGCCGGTCAGTGAACTGGACGCCCTGCGCGAAGAGAACGCCCGGCTTCGCGCCGAGGCTGATCGTCACAACTTCCCGGCGAACCTTTCGGACAAGCTCTCCGACTGGGACACGGGGGCGGACGAGAACAACCTCACCACGGCGGACCTGAGCGAAGACCTAGCGCAACTGGTGACAGGCGAAGAGACGCTTGCGCAGGCCGTCGAGCGCATGACGCCGGGCCTCGATGAACTGCTGGATATGGCGCAGGCGCTTTCCAATCCCTCGCTGGAGAAGGCTATCGCTACGATTGAGCCAGAGCGCGCGAACGACTGGATGGAGCGGCTGTTTTCTGAGCGGGGGCGGCTGCGGCTTGCACGCGGAACGGTGGATGAAAATCTATCGCGCGAGAACCTGATCAACAAGACCGTTGGCGTTTTTGGGCGTGTGGGCGCCAAGCGATGACTAACTTAGGGGCTGGGCAAAATGACCGAGTTTATACTGAAGGACCAGCTTGAGCTTTCAAAGCGCTTAGCTGAACGGGCCGAGTGGGAGCGGATCGCCAATCTTCAAGAGGCGGTTGCCACTCTCAGGACACGGTTTGACGATGCAATAGAGCGCATAAGAGAGCGCCTTGCTGATGCCGTTTCTGATGACGACATCAAGGACATAAAGCGAGAATGGGAGACCGCCTTGCGTGATGCCATTTCGGGTATCCGAGAACACTTCACCACGGCCAATGAGCAGCAGTCAAACGCTCTGCTCGGGCAAGTCGAGTTGATGCTTTCGCGCGATCGTGCAGCCGCAGAGCATGAGGCGAAGAAGACCCGCCAGCAATTCCAGATGGCGATATTCGCAGCGGTGCTCTCGATCATGGGGGCGCTGTTTGTGTTCTACGAGACTTCAAGGCTGCAATAGAAGCAACTGAGGGCTGGGCAAATGTTCATCAAGTTCATGAAGGCCGCAGGTAGTGGCCTAGACACATTCCTCGCTATGAAGAACGAGGACGGCCTCACCAAGAAGCTGACTGTCTTCGGCATCCTCATCCTGACCATTGGACTTGCAACGCTGTCCATCACGGGCGCGTTTGCCAAGTCAAGCGGTGATGGCGGCGCATGGGTCGGGCGTCTGGCCTATGCGCTTGTGGTGCTTGGCCTGGAATTGCTCGCAGCCGTTTTGTTCGTTCGCGCCATGGCGACAAAGGACAGGCCGCGCCAGATCATCTGCTTTGCGATCATGCTCCCGCTCATGTGGGCGAATGTGCAGAACGCGAAAGACGGATTGCATTATATCATGCCGTCAACCTTTGGCGCGTCGAGCGTTGTTCTCAACGCCAAAGCCGACCTCGCACGTGAAGAAGCCGCCAAACTGACGACAACGGCGGACACGGTTGCAGCCTCGACCCCGGAAGAACTGGAACGCATTCGCAAGCAGATTGCGGACCTGCGTGTTGAGCAGAAGAAGATGGCGGCGCAGAGCCCCGAGGGCGTGAAGGAAGCGCAAGCCCTGCTGCTGGCCCAAGGCAAGTATTACGGCTCAGTTGATGGTATCCGCGAGAACCTGACCGAAGCTGCCATGCGCGGGCGGGGCGAGGAGATCCAAGGCGAACTGGCCGAACTGAAGGAGCGCGAAACTTCGTTGGCAAGCGGTGCGCCTGTTCCAGTTCAGGCTGCTTCGACCGATCGCCGGGTTGACGAGATTGAGCTTCGCGACCAAGCGGCCAAGGCGGCTGACGCTGAACTGCGCGCCGACGTGATCTTCTGGATTTCCGAGTTCGCCCGGCAGTTCCTGCTTTATGCGGCAGCAACTACCCTGACGGCGACTGCTACGGTTGCAGGTTTGCGCCGTATGGAGGAGCTAGCCGAGGCAGAGCACCAGCTTGCCCTTGCTGCCATGCGCGCCGGTATGAGCCATGCGCCGGTTGCCGCGGCCCCCGTAGCCCCGCCCCCGGAACCGGCCCCAGAGCCCATTACTGAGCCCGTGGAGACGGTTTCCGCCCCAGCCGCACCCATTGAGCCAGAACTGCCTCCCGTTGATCAGCGGGCACGCAAGGGCGGCAAGAACGCATCGTTCCTGAAGGAAGCCAAGAAAGCCGCCAAGAACCGCGTCCTGATCCTCGCTGATCGTTCGGACGCCCAAGTCATGAAGGTGGCCGCAGAATGAATCATTTTTTGTGCATCGACTGCGGAACTTCAACGTCAGCCGTAGGCATCTATGGCCCGCTTGGCCCTGAAGTCGTGAAGGTGGACGGGGCCGATACCATGCCCTCCGTCGTGATGCTGGTCCCGACCGAAGACCCCGCAAATCCGTGGGACGTTGTCGTCGGAGCGAAGGCCATCAAGGCGCGCGACTTCGATCCCAAGAGCCCATATTGCTTCACCTCGATCAAGCGTCAGCTTGGGGCAGTCTACAACCCCGAGGAAGCGACCCCGGACCAGATGGTCCCTGCGCCCAACGGGATGCTCCACTATCAGGGGCCGGATGGCGTCACCTACGCCCCCGAAGAACTGATCGCACATATCCTAGTGCATCTCCGCAAAACGGCAGAAGCCAAGATCGGGCAGACCGTCACCAGCCTCATTCTCTGCGTTCCGACCGGCTTCAACATCGCCCAACGCAATGCGCTTCGCAAAGCGGCGGACCTTGCTGGCTTTGATGAAGTCGAACTGCTGGACGAGCCTGTCGCGGCAGCAATCGCACACGGCTTCCAGATCGAAGACGACAAGGTCTATCGGATCTTCGTCTGTGACGTGGGAGCCGGAACAACCGACTGCGCAGCCTTCGAGATCGGTGCGGGGCTGTTCCGTGTACTCGGGACCAATGGCGCTGAACTGGTCGGCGGCGATGATTGGGACCGCAATATCCGCTCGCAGGCCCTGAACATGCACCAGCTTGAGCATGAAGATTCGACGCTGGCGACCGACGCAACCGTGCTGCGCCTCATGCTGACGCAAGCTGAGCTTACCAAACGCCGGCTGTCGGATGAGGAAGCAACCGAGTTCAGGATGCTTGAAGCTGGCGTGGACAAGCTGGGCGAGGATATCCACATCGTCCAGCGCTTCAGCCGCGACCTGATGGACGAGATTACCTCAGAGCTTTTGAACGATATCGATGACGCCATTGACCGCACGATGGCAGAGGCAAAGCAGAAAGACCCCCGATTCACCATCAGAGACATCGACGCTGTGATTTGTGTCGGCGGGCAAACGCGCGTGAAAGCGATCCAGAAGCGTGTCGCGCAGAAGTTCCAGAAGCAGCCGCGCTCAGACGTTGACCCGGAGCTTGCGGTTGTTCTCGGCGGTGCAGTGCAGGCAGGCATCCGAGAGGGCAGGCTGGCGAGCATTACGGTCCAGAACATCACGGCGCACAGCTTCAGCATCGAGACGCACGACAAGCCGCAAGACGTGGCGACCGAGATCGTCCGCAAGGGCACGGCCTTTGGAACGCGCGCAACCTGGTGGCTGTCCAACCGCGACCGCGATCAGGGCTCCGTGACGCTCCGGCTGCTTCAAGGCGATGACAAAGACCCCGCCAAGAATATCCTCGTCTGGGAACAGCACATTGAGATCGAGCCCGGCGATCCGCGCTCTGCGGAGATCCAGCTAGACGTTGAGATCGACCCGTCTGGCGAACCTATATTGGAAGTCGCGGGCTATCGTTATGGGCGGGTGGGATGAACGAGCAGCTTCACGTCGGAGAGCAGTTCTTTCGGATCATCAGGGAGTTCGAGAAGGCCCCCGCTAACTGCCCGCAGACGGCAGACGGCGCGGCGCTGGAAGCCTACCTGTGTCCGTCAAATCAATGGACGCTCGGATTCGGCTGCTGCTTCTGGCACTATGATGGACGCGCTGTGCAGCAAGGCGACACGCTAGACCCGTCTCAGGTCGGCGTCATGCTGGCCTACAACGCGCGCTATTGCGAAGAGTATGTCCGCGAGAACGTGGCGGTTGATCTGAATCAGAACCAATTCGACGTTTTGTGTTCGTTCCGTTTCAACACGCGGGAAACAACCCTGCGCAATTCTTCGCGCCTCCTGCCAGCAGTCAACGCGCAGGAATGGCAAAAGGCAGCGGCGGCTTTCACAGAGTTTGTCTACGGCTCCAGCACGTTCGATGGGAAGCCATACCAAGAGGCCATGCGCGGGCTGCTACGACGCAGGCTTTGGGAGGGCCTGATCTTCCTCGGTCTCGACCCTGCCGACGCCGTGAAAGACAAAGACGTAGCCCTTCCGAGCGATCGCAAGCTGCTCAACAGCGGCGTCTATCGCGACATGATCCGCAGCGAGGGCCTAACCACAATCAACCAGGTGAAGATGAAGGCGACCCCGCTCGCATCGTCCGAACTCGTCCTCACCCCCTCCATGCAAGCTGCGCCACCGCCTACCGCTACAGGGTCCACGGTGGTTGTCGGGAGCGTGCCGGTCGTTCCCCCAGTCCAGACCGGCACGACTTCCCCATCCGTTTCGCCAGCGCCGTCTGACAGAGTGGTTCCTCCAGTCGTCGTTGCGAAAAAGCCCGAGGCGATCAACCCTGCTCCCCCGCAGTCGCCTCGGGCTCCCACTCCACCGCCGAAACTTCCCGATCCGCCCGTTCCGATTGGTCAGCAGACCAGCGCAGTCGATGCCGCGCGCAAGTCGGAAGAGTGGTCACACTCTGCGAAAAGCATGATCTTCAGCCGGAGATTTTGGGGTTTATTTCTTGTGGTCATTGGCCGCGTCTGGATGCTCAAGACGGGCTCCAACGCAGTGCTCGGCGCTGTGTCTGACCCGCTCGTCATGGAGATGTTCAGCGGCTTCATGGTCATGATGCTTGGCGAGCTTGTCCAGCGCTGGGGCGAGCGCAAAGCGACCCGGCCACTGCGATGATGGCGTTCTGGCTTGGCCTCCCGCCATGGGCTCGCACGGCGCTGATGTGGACCGGCGCAATCATTCTCGCAGTCATCACGGGCAAGCTCATCATTGCCAAGCATGACGAGCGCATCCTCAAGGAAGAACGCCTGCGCGCTGAATTGGAAGCCGAGAAAGTAGAGTCAGAAGTCATCTCTCAAATCACGGAATCGACCAATGAAGTTATTCGCCAAGATACTGCTGTGCGGGAGCATCCCGCTGTTGTCGTCATGCCAGACGGAACCTCGCGCCTCCCGGACTATCATTTCCGCGACCAGTGAAGCCGTGTGGAAGGAAGCGCTATGCGCAACCGGCAAGGCAATCATGGTCTCTCATGGCGATGTGCTGACGCTGGAGACGGCTGAGCAGATTGGCGACCACAACAATTCGATTTTCTGCGCGTGCCCTGAGAAGAGGCCGGAAGGCTTCAGCACGGCAATTTGCAAAGTTTGAGTTCTAACCCCCGCCGCCTAGCGGCATTCAAAGGAGACGTGCCGTGAACATTCTTGGGCTTGAAATCACCGCTGCGGGCGGCAAGGTGAACTGGATGAACATCCGCAGATTTTTCTATGTGGCAATCGCCACGTGGCTGATCGGCGTTCGTCTCATTGGACTCAATCCGTTCGATGACAAGGAACTGACGCTGGCGACGCTCTTGGATGCGCTCGGCCTGTATGCCGTCTGGCTGATCCTCTGGCATGCAATTTGGTCGGTTCGGCCTAAGTTCGGTTGAGCCCGAAGATCAGCCTGTAGCCGTCCCTGGCCCTCGGTCGTGTTGAGATCGGGGGCCAGCCTACGGGGTGGCCGTCATAGTCATCGTCGGCACGGCCATGATCAGAGCGAGAAAGCCATCCGTGTCATAGTCCTTGCCATCAATGTTGAATGTGCAGGAATCAAAATCGCAATCGACCCAGTCCGTCTGGTGCTCGGACTTCAAGACGATGTGGCACCGTTCAAACTTGATCCCCGTCGCGGAAAACCCATCTACGGCTGTGATGACTTGGTCCCGAACTGTCAGGGAGTGCGTACGCGGCTCGCTCATGCTTTCCTCGTATCAGAAATTCGCGCTCTTGGCCATTTCAGTGCTGTCATGACTGCGGCTGTTCTGGCGGGGTAGGGGCGTCGTACTGCGACATCTTCCAATCGGTTTTGACGCAGGCCACCCGCTCAATTGTGGCGCTGTCATCAGCTTCAGCGCGAGAGCGATGCACGGAATACTGAAGCCCATTTTCTCGCCAGTAGACGTTGACGTACAGGGGCAATGGCTCGCCTCTGCCGCTCGAAACTCTTCCGCGATTTGTTGCTTGTGCCGCGTCCATCCTATTTCTCCCCTGTGTGCTGTTCTGCAGCTTTGAGCATGGCGCGGTAAACGTTGATCGCAGCAGCGATAAACCGTGCGTTGTCTGTCTCAATCCCACTGGCGATTAAGATGCCCTCGGAATACAGAGTGCACTCGCCATCAATTCCGCTGCCGTGATCGATGCCGACTTTCAGCACGCCGAACTCCACGCGCGCATTCAGATCCTTAAGTTCGGGCGTCTCCAGCTCGAAGAGGAAGGCGTCTATGGCGGCGTTGGCGATGAACTCGTCGTAGCCCGTGTCGCCGGGCCAATGCCCGCCAGCAGATTTCAGGGACGAGACGGCGACGCGCGCAGCCTCTCTCGCGGCTTTCATGTCGCTCATGTTGTCTCCAGGGATGGGGGAAGGGGCTGATGCTCTCCGCACCAATGCAGAAACGATGTAATCGGAAACGAGACCTCGTGGTGCAAGTCTAGCCCATTTGTCCGTGGCACAGGATGGGGCGCGTGACGACGGCACTCGCCTACGTCG